GCGTTTGAAGCACTGATACCTCTATATTTGCAGACCTTACAGTAATTTTTGATATTACTGCTGACCCGTCCGCAGAAGTTTGGACGCTAGAAGTGTCATTTGTTGGAATAATTGAAATCTTTCCACAGCCTTCTCCCGTAATGCTGTAATCCCCAAAATCGGGATGTGAAAAAATTGCTGTGACGTCACTAAAGCTATAAGTTTGTACCATGTTTCATCCCTCCTTATCGGTTTACCGTAACATTAACAAGTACACTGTGTATTGCACCAGCTAATTTTACTAAAACATAGATTGTTGGCGCTTTTCTCGCTGCTCTGTCAACATCGGATTGTGTTATTAAACTGTCAACAAGCACTATATAGCCATTCTGTAGCATTGTGCCGTTTTTAAACGTTAGTACGTTGCCTCCACGCCATATTCCAGTTGCTACAAACCCTTTTGTTCTAGATGTTTCACACGCCCTAACACAAGCACTTACAAGCGTATCCACACCGCTTTGAGTTTGTGGAACTTTTGCGGAGTTTATTAATGTTCTCATTATTTCTATTTGCAAATCGTTAGCAAGCATATCAAGATTTATGATCTCGTCAAAGAATGAGCCGTCTGACATAACGCCCTGTTCAAAAATGTTATAAACGGAACCACGATTGACATATACATTTCCGTTAGCGTTTTCGATTGCTGAAACCTGTACTATGGTTAATGCTTCGGTTGCAACCCCTGCTAGAGATTTAAACTTTAATGTATATGCAGAATTTGGAAGATTCGTGTTTGCTCCCATTGCGTAGCCCATTATTGCTGATACAGCATTGGTTACAGTAGAGTACATTCCAATTGTTCTCTTATATCCAAGTGCTTGCAAAGACAAAAATACGTTTCCAGCTGTGCCAAGTGGAACGTCTGCATCCGCAGTTGTAAAGAATTGTGTTGTGTATGGTGTTGCTGTTTCTGCATATGCTGCAATTGCAAGAATCTCCGTCTTAGTTGCGCCCACAACCATTCCAGCGTACCAAGTGCTATTAGCGCCTCTTACAGCTGTAAAGGCTTGTACCGCTGTTTCTGCGCCTGTGCCGTCCCATCTGCCAATTACAACTTTAGCAGGTTTTGCAGATTGCCCAAAATACTTTTGTGCTGCTACAAATTCGGCTTCAGTTCCTGCCCAGCCATCTGAAAGCATTTCGTTAGTGCTAGCATATTCTTTTGCTCTTGTAACTGCGCTTATTATTGTGCTTTTCCCGATGATACAGCCCACATTAAAGCCACTTAATATAGTTGTAGTTGGACTTACAGTTACATTTACACTTACAACGTCGTTTAAAGGTAATGTTGCCATTTTATCCCTCCCCTGTTATTACCGGTGCATCTACTAAGTACTGCACCGTATCGGTTCTAGTTATTAATTCATAAAAATCTATGTTCATATCCCAACGCTCCCACCATTGCCCTTGAAAAGGTTCTGGCGACCTTGTTGGACTGTTATAATTAAGTATCATTGCTAGATTGCTTTTCTTAAATGTGCGGTCGTATTCAGGTAGATTCAATCTAGATTGAATTTTGTCTATATTAGCATAGGCATTAGGACCATATGCAGTCCACTTTACAGTATGTTGTTTGTGGTATTGTGCTTTACGCTCTAACGCTCCACCAACTACAGTGTGGGTAATGTCTTTTGTGTTAGATATGCTTTGTGGCGTATCTAATACATTAACAAACGTTACATCTGTATTTACATCAAAAGCAGGCGCACCAGTTGGAACATATCCTAGCCTTACATTGCCTTTGCAAGTTAAGTTGGTATATCCAAGTATGGTATATGTAATTTTTAAAAATAAATCTTCTAGCTGTATTTTTGTCAAAATCACATCTGCCATTATGCCCCCTCCATGTATACGCCAACAATCTTATACCATCCCGAACCGCTGTGACCCCATTCATTTATTTGCTTTACCCTGTATTTTTTGTTTTGCCATTCCAGCATATCTGATAAATAACCGTCTACATTTGCGTTAGTTACTTGCGTTCTGTAAATTTGCGTTGTTGTATAAAAGTGCATTGCGCCAGATATTCTATCCCCTTCTGGCATCGTCATTATTTCTTTAGGGCTTAAAGCTTGCACGCTTGCATAAATATTAAAGTTTGTTGTGGTGTTAGATAATCTGCCTTCTACCCATGTACTTGCAGTCCTATATACTTTAACATCATCAATAAAATTGGAATCTGTGACAACACAAGTTAAATCTAGCATCTTATCCCCCCTTATCCACAATATACACAATGGATTTACGCAATTGTCCAGTGTCAATTAGTGGTTTGTCACTACCTTTTAAAGCAATTGTCATTGGTGCATTTGGTGCCCAATTGTTTTTGGGGTCATCGAACCAATCTTGACAAATGTTTTGAGATAACAACCCCACTTTTTCAAACCCACTATTTGCTGGCTTGCCTGTAAGGACATCCAATATTATTTGTTTCATTCCTTTAACAATTCTAGGTCTATACGCAAACAATGCAGCTTCTATTACAGGTCTTGCAGGTATATTCTGTAGTGGGCTTCCGTTTGTATGTAAATACATAAGACTAGCGTTAGTTACTTCATTTTCGTAATTGTCATATTGACTATCACCTTGCCGAATGTCTTTGTCTCGAGGTACACCCACTAACACATTGTTTTTTACAAGTTCTTTTATTGCTTTTTCTAGCTGATTTAGTGATATGTCTGTTTTTACATTAATTATTTCTAATCTTGTATCCACTATCTTATCACCATTCCCCCAGCGTTTGCGAACCTTGCTAGAGTTGCAAATTGCACTCCAAAATGTGTTGCTTTAAATCCTGCAAACCCTGCCAAATCTGACAATATAGCGTTTGCATCCACAGAATAACTAGCCCCATCTAATGTTTTTCCAGTGAAAACCCCTTGTGTCTGACCTTTGCTTGCAATTAAACTAGTTGGCATTGTTGCCGTAGATGCTGATTGCAGATACAAAGTACAGTAATGAGCAATAAACAATCCCATGCACAATTCCCAGGAATCCTTGTATCGTAATTGCGTAATTACACTATGTGCAAAGTTGATATACAAGTTAACAATAGACACTGGAACGTTAGGCGTAGCCCCTCCAAATTGTGGATACTGTGCTAGAAATTCAGTAATTGTATAGGCTGGATTAGTTCCCAGCCTAACATTACTTGCAACCGATTCAATTTGGTTTACGTCAATGTACTGTCCATAAATATTTTGTGACATTGAATCACCTTATTTCTTTTTCTTTTTTTCTTCAACTATTTCAACTAGTTCAGCTGGTATAGTGTCAATTTCAATTGGCTCTAGTTTTGCTTGCAATTCTTCTATTAACCTTCTTTGTTCTTCTAATTGAACTTGTAATTCACGTTCTCTATCAACATTAACGGCTGTGATAACTTTGATTTGAGCAGGAACAAAATTTTTATCTCCATCTATGCATGGTTGAGATGCCAGCCTAAACAAATTTGTTTCCAAAACCCAATCTGGGACTTGAGTTTCTACTCCTGCTTTTACAAGACAAGTGTCTTCAAATTTACACTGATCGTCTATTTTGCCAAAATTAAATTCATATGTTTGGGTTGAAATTACTGTTGTCATTTGCCTTTTCCTCCTATTATATTCCGTCTAGATATCTTACTGTTTGTGGGTACAGCACGCAAACTTGAGAAACTTGTGACGCATACAGTGTGTCTATAGCAACCGCCGTTGCATTTGGAGTTGTAAATAATCTGCTTAGTGGAACAGTTGTGTGCATATTTATTTTTGACTCGTCATTTCTGTAGGCAATCATTCTGTTTGTTCCACCTGCTCCAGTTCCAATACACCATCTAGAATCAAAAATGTTTAACTCTATTTTCTTAATCTTTGCGATATTGTTGTCTAGCACCCATTCCAAAATTGATTTGTATCCTGCTATTCCAATTGGTCGCATTGCGATATAATTAAAATTAGTAGGGTCAATCAAAATGTGATTACATATGCCTTGTTCTGAAAACTCGGAATTAATTTGTGTTTGAGTTATAAGATAATTTATATCTCTCAAAATTTCGTCTGGCGTTTTTGTTGCCCATGTTGCCGTTCCTGCTGCGCCGTTTGGGGCAAGTGAACTAGTCACAATTGGATTGTTTATTAATCCATAATATCCTGCTGTAGAAAATCCTTTGTATGTGTTGTAGTCCATCCATTTATCGTAATTTAGTCTTAATCCTGTATCGTACAAGTTGTTAAGACTTCTACCAATTTGGTTAAACTTTGCTTCTTCAAGGTATGGTACTCTTACAATTTCGGCAAATGTCTTTGCTTTGAACAAATCTTTTGTCATAGACGCTTGTGAAATTGGTATTACCGTAGATTCTCCGTTGATAAAAGCATTTTCATTGGATCCTGTTGTTGCATATTCTGCGTAAACGTTTGAAACTGTTTCTACCCAACCGCCACCTGTTTTGATTGGCATATCTCTTATATAT